CCTCTTCGTCTTCTTCTTCTTCTTCTTCTTAGCAACTTGCTGTGCTCCACTTAACATAGTAACAACTCCATTGGCAACGGCTTTCCTGAGCGGTGACATCTTATTATTTATAGTTACAAGATTGATAACGGTTCGGGTCAGGGCCCTGACCCAAGCACAAGGCACACACACGTAAATCAATCCTTGACCACAACGATACAAGACGCCTAAATCCCCGCAGAAATAACAATATCTGACTAACGGGAGAGCTCCAGCAGCCTGAACGATCGCCAATTTATAAGTCTCTATATTTCCCCAAATAACCCAGAACGAGTTAAACAAAACATGGAGAATTAGAGAATTTTCAAATCCTATAAAGCCTGTCGCCATGTGCATGAAGAATGTTCCATAGCAAAAATACATCCACAATTCATATCCTGGGATGCCGTGCAACTTCAACATAACTTCAACACAACAGAAAATATAACAAAAACACCATTTGGGTAGGAAACAACTCGCAAAAATCTTCAATGTCTCTTCCAACAAAGGTGCTAGAAGAGCGATGTACCATACATCATTTAAAAAGTCTAATAAAGTACCAACATGTAAAAATTTACAACCAGCATGCGTGCATTTCTGTCCATACTTACAGGCTACGACCGAGGAGGAAGTGGAAACAACCTTCGTTTCGGGCACATGTAAGAATTTACATCCACGCGGCATGTGTTTAAATTTACATTTCTCTCCAAACCTACAGACCAAGGGGCTATCAGTCTTAACTTTGACTGGTCCTTTCTGTCCTTTAAGGGGAGGTGGTATATCAGCATTACTGACCTTATGTGGCAACACGTCGTCATTAACTACGACTGGTGAACTACCACTTTTGATTGGTTCATCATACAACAAGGGTGGAGTCAACAAGAGTTGGGGGCCTCGAACACCAACATCCTTGATGTAATCTAAAAATAATGCGAAGTTTATCCCTGGCATTTGTTGCATCGCTAGGTGTACCATCCAATCCCCAGGGACGTTCGGATATTGATCTTTCTCATCAACATCTGAACCCCACATACGTGCGGTGGGTGGATATTTCAGATCTATATTAAGCCTACGTACAGGGGGGCCGGCAATGTCCTTGCCATTAACAGGCAAGACATCTCCGTAGAACTGTTCAACACAAGTGAAATATGGGCCAATAAACGGGGTGTACCTATCAGTCAACAGGTACGCCCTGGCCTTTTCTTTCAGCTTATCTAACGGTGTAATATTTCCTGGCAACTGACCAGTAACGTGCAACTTACGTAATTGTCTTGATATGTCGCAACAACTTGAAGTGTCACCATACCAAACGTAAGGGCTATAATATCGCGCCAAAAACTTTATGCCGGCCTGTCCTTTCTGGACAACGTCAATAACTATCTTTTGACCCACCATTGCGGCGGCGACCTCATAATGTTTAGAAACAACATCAATGGAGAAACCATCATCTCCTCCAAATATGCCCTTATGCATATAGCTATCTAAGGGTATCATACCGTTCAGTCTACAATGAATGTAATCTATAAACTTACTAAGGATGCTGTTAAAAAAGGCGGTATCAGCTCCACCACTTCCTCTTGAGAACATCGAATCATAAAATGTTCCAAACGTACCAAACGCTTTGAGGTTGTAATGTGCACGGTGTAAATCCGTGATCTCCTGGTGGTACTGAGAGTGAAAATACCTCAACAGGAGTAACAACTCAAACTCTCTTATGGCTTGCGAGACACGACCATCCATACGCGAACAATCAGTGAGTCCAGCATTGGTTACAGCTTTCTGAGCTATATTCGAAACATCTTCAGCTACTTGTCGAGGACATTTCCCAAATGCATACCACTGTTGTTGCTTCAAATGTTCGGCGAAGGCATATATATAACGCGAATAGCATAACTTATCCGTTCCATTAAACGTCGAGATTGCTCTCGGGTCCTTGGGATCAGCATAAGTTTCCTTCTTCATAAACATTTGTATGACACGGTTTGGAAAACTGATTGTGGCGTTTTCCAAAATCCTCCGCTGGGCGGGTCTGGCTTGCCGTTCGAACACTTCGTCTACATCAACTGGGTGTCCGATACGAGGGGTTGAGATGAATAATTCGGCGAATTCTACCATATATCTAGCTGTCGTAGGTGTGACAATAACATCACTCCTTATGTCTTCCACACGAGCTCGCACACACTGTTGTTCGTTATTAAGACAAACATCAGGGGCATAAACTCCAGTGCAGAAAGGAGCCATAAATGCGACAACAGATGGTTTAGCGTCGGGGTCATATCTCATGGGATTGAACTGGTATTTCCTAATGGCACTACTCACTGGGTAAACAACCATAGGTTTTGTGGCAACAAGGCTTCTATGATATTCAGCCAAGACTGCCGCCTGTTCTCTATCACCATCGACATAACCTAACACTTGGGGGATTGTCAAATCAAGAGTTGATAACCGTGCAACACTGGCAATCGTATCATCAACTGTAACCGGAATAGTGGCCTGAGCATATTGATTAACCATGCCAGTCGACACCTTATATCCAGTTTGTGAAAAGATTTGCAACCTGAGAAATCCACCAAAATTCATTTTAAAACGTCTCAAACGTTCACCATCCAATTTGCCCGTCAACCAGGCCCAAAGGGTGTTCCATCTTCCAACAGGAGTCAGGAGTATTGCCTCATGGTCATCATCACAACCTTTCCTGTCAACTAAATAAGCTGTAGTGCTAATGGGTATCCAGCCCAACAATGTACTAACACCAATCGGAAGGGTGTAATAGTCATTGACAACATCAGCTAATGTACGCGTGACAAGTAAGTTATCGGTGGAGTAGTTCCAGACTTGATGTCTATAAACTGCACCGCCGGTGACGGAATACTTAACCTCATTTTCTTCATTAAATGTATAAGCATAATTATCAGTTACCTTTGCAACTTGCGTGGGTTGAAAGGTGAAAATGAGGGTTGGGGCATTGTACGTTGAGAGTTCTCTTCGCATGTCCATGTAGTAATCTACATCTACGTATACCATTAACGCCTCATCCGGGACAGGGTCCATTGCGGGTTGGGCATTCAGGTCTTTTGACCAATAGTATGTACGCGTGCCATAACGACCGACACGTTCATCTGAACGTGAGCGTTGAACAAAATAAGTGACTGTGCCTAAAATTGCGGCAAATTTGTCAGCGAAATAACCAGCCGTATTGCGGACAGCGGCGGCTTTTCCGTGGGTATGATTCGTGACCTCCTTATTGTTCACCCATTCTGTATCAGTAAATAATTGTCTAATCGTACTAGCTGATAAGCGGGTTTTCTGTGACGTGGCATGGAGCAAGCGGGAATAATCATATCTAAATCTTCCTGGGTTTGTCCGATAAATCCAGTATATAATGAAGATTAAGATACTTAAATCACCAAAATATGTTAATATTATCCTAAAAATCTCAAACACATATGAAGTGAAAATATATACAGGTGTTGAGATTACATCTAATACTAAACTAACTAACGTGATTGCGCGGTCAACTAACATTTTCGTTAATCGCGTCTAACTAACTAACCAAACTTTAGGCCAAACAACAATCAAAGAGACAATACTTCGAATAAAAGCCGAAAGTGGGGGTTCCAATTTGATTTCTTGAATACTATTCAAGAAAAACGC